AGATGACGTAATGAGCGTTACAGGGTCTATTCGTGTCCTTGGTGGAACCATCAGTGGTTCTATGGTAGGCATGTTTAGTGGGTCAGCGCAAGTTGATTACAACTCCATCACCAACAAGTTAAGTGGTGTTGTCTCCAGTTCTGCCCAAGTATCCCCATTACTTCCTGGTGGTGCGGTATCGAGTTCTGCACAAGTTGTTGCTGGGGTTGCAGCGCAAACGATTGCGCCATCTATTATCAACGCCACAGGTGCAATCTCTGGAGCCAGTATTCAAACTTCTGGGAATGGGATTATCGGTGGCACTCTTGGCGTGACGGGAGCCGCCACGTTCTCCAGCACCATTGCCGCATCCGGCTCGATTTCAACAGTCATTGGCGGGACAGCACTTATTTCTGTTCAGTCAACGGTCAACGGCGCGGCTTCTCTGTTGTCAACGATTGGCAAAAACTCCACCGGCACGGCTCGCACGGCACGGATGGGCTTGAACGTTTTTGCCGATGATGTGTGGTCGCTCGACAACGGAACATCGGAATACCTTCGCGTCAATCTGACAACGGGAGCCGCCACGTTCTCCAGCACCTTGCAAACAACAGGACTCGGCGTAGGAACAGCACCATCGGCTACCGCAGGTGAAATACGGGCAACAAATAACGTTACCGCCTATTATTCTTCAGACAGTCGCCTCAAGGAAAATGTCTCACCAATCCCAGATGCATTACACAAGATTAAACAATTACAGGGTGTGGAATTTGATTGGACCCAAGAATATATCACCGCCCATGGTGGGGAAGATGAACTCTTTATGCGTAGGCATGACGTAGGGGTTATTGCCCAAGACGTTGAAAAAGTTCTTCCTGAAGTCGTGGCAACACGACCCGATGGATATCTTGCCGTGAGATATGAAAAATTGGTGCCTTTGTTATTACAAGCCATCAAGGAACTCAGTGCTCAGGTAGATGAATTAACCAAGGATAAATAACCATGGCATTGAATGCATCAGGCCCCATGAGTTTAGGTGGGTCCACCTCGGGGCAATCCATCAATTTAGAATTGGGGTTAAGTGCCACGGCTCAAATATCATTGAATGATGCTGCCGTGAGAACGTTACTTGGTGTGTCATCAGGCGCAATTACAGTAAATAACGCCTATGGGAAATCTAACGGCGTAGTCGTGAACTATTTAATTATCGCAGGTGGTGGTGGTGGCGGCAAGGGCTCGCACGGCGGCGGAGGTGGTGGTGCCGGGGGATACCGAGAATTTACATCGCAGACATTATCCACACAAACCGCATACACCGTTACGGTAGGTGCTGGTGGTGCAGGAAATAATAATTTCTTGCAAGGAGCTGACGGTAGTAATTCTGTTATGATTACGAATACATCTGCAGGTGGTGGCGGTGGTGGTGGAAGAGATATTCCACGTATTGGGCGTGACGGTGGTTCTGGCGGCGGTGGCGGTAATAATGTCTCGGCGGGTGGTGCTGGTAATACGCCTTCAACTTCACCGGCGCAGGGGTTCGCTGGCGGTAACGGAGACTATTATTGGAATGGCGGCGGCGGTGGCGGTTCGAGTGCGGTTGGTGCAAATGCAATCTATTATGGTGGTGGTGGTGCGGGTGGTGCTGGAACAGCATCGTCAATTTCTGGGTCATCAGTAACACGTGCAGGCGGTGGAGGAGGAGGTTGTGAACAGGGGAGTCCTGGAGCAGGTGGTAGTGGTGGCGGTGGTGCAGGTGGTAGTGGTGGCGGTGGTGGCACAGCGGGTAATGCCAATACGGGTAGCGGCGGTGGTGGTGCAGGAAATTCTAACCCCGGCGGCAACGGCGGGTCGGGTGTAGTCATTATTAAAATTCCAGATACGCAAACTGCAACGTTCTCTGGGGGAGTAACATCTTCTGGTGGATCACCATCGGGTGGATATAAAGTATATACTGTCACCGCTACATCCACCACATCAGAAACCGTTACCTTTAGTTAGAGGAATATTGTATGGCACACTTTGCAAAATTAGATGAAAATAATATTGTAGTTTTTGTTACCGTTGGTCGTGACGAAGATAATGGAAAAGAAGATGTGTTGACAGCACGCACCGGGGATGTGTATAAACAAACCAGTTACAACACACACTCTGGCGTTCATGCACTTGGCGGCACACCACTTCGGAAGAATTTCGCTGGTCTTGGGTATACCTACGATATATCCCGTGATGCGTTTATTCCCCCGAAGCCATTTAATAGTTGGATGTTAAACGAAACAACAGCGAATTGGGAAGCACCAGTTCCCATGCCAACTGATGGAAAGATGTATTATTGGGATGAAGATACCGTGTCATGGACGATACGCATAACAGAATAATATAAATACTGTAGACCCATATAAATACTCCATAGGGCGCAGACACATCAAGGAATATCAATGAAATCATTTATCTCATTTCTCGCAGATGCATACATGGAAGAAGCAACTTGCACCTGTGACGCATGCAGAGGTGTCACCGAAGGGTCAGCGCGCGGTGCATACACTCGCCGTGGAACATATGCAAAAAATCGTCAAGAATTTTTACATGTAGCAGCAAAAAGTGATGAAGCTAAAGGATTGACAGGACATCCCCATGAAGATGGGCGTAGTCATAATCGTACACATACGACCCCGTATAATAAAGGTCCCTCAGAATATGAAATGGATAAGCAACGTGCAGAAAAATTACGCACTCCAAAAAAACAAGTTGCAGTAAAACTTCCTGTAAATCCTGATTCTAAAAACGATAGACTTTCACATGCGCTACGTTGGGCAGCTACAAAACACGGAGCGGAGAAAAAGTAAATGGCAATCACAACACGGCAGGGATTAAAGGATTATTGCCTTCGGCGCCTCGGGTATCCCGTCATTGAAATCAATGTGGATGATGACCAAGTGGAAGACAGAGTGCAAGATGCCATTGATTATTGGAATGAATACCACTTTGATGGTGTTGAGCGTGTCTATCTCAAAGCACAAGTGGAAGCATCAGTAATTAAATTGTCCACAAGTTTTGCGCAGAATTTCACCGTGGGTGAAGTTATTACAGGAACAACATCTGGAGCAACCGCGGAAATTTATAGTAAAGAAGGAGTGAACCAATTGAAAGTTCGACATGTTGCTGGAACATTTGCCAACAGCGAGACGGTGACAGGTGCCAAGTCTGGCTTTGCCACGACAACACATGCATCAACCGGATACACAGAAAACAATTGGACTTCGGGAAAGTTTACTGTCGCTGATGCCGTTACAGGTGTCATCAAAGTATTCTCGGTGGGAACAGCTGGCAGTGCTCGTTCAACAACAAACATGTTTGATGCCGTGTATCAATTTCGTTTGAATGACATGTACAACCTCATATCAAATGACATCATTTACTATCAACAAATGAAGATGCAATTGCAATTGCTTGATGATATGTTTTCTGGCGAACGCACCATTACATTTAATAGAAAACAAAATTACATTCATTTAGAAGTGGACATGAACACGGTGTTCAACGATGGCGATTATGTTGTGTTTCAAGCATACCGTGCGTTAGACCCAGAAACATATACCGAAGTGTATAATGACATGTTTCTTCGCAGATATGCCACATCATTGATTAAACGTCAATGGGGCGAGAACATGAAGAAATTTGGAGGGATGCAACTTCCTGGTGGCGTGATGCTCAATGGACAAATTATTTTCGATGAAGCCTTAACGGAAATTTCACAGCTGGAAACCGAGATGCAAAGTCGGTTCGAACTTCCCGCAGATTTCATGGTAGGATAGGATGGCCACAAACCATTATTTTCAAAGTGGTCTCACACCCGGAACAACAAGTGAACAACGCTTTCTTGAAGATGTAATTATCGAAAGCATTAAAATTTATGGTCATGATGTACATTATCTTCCTCGCGTGTCAGCCAAGCCCGATTCCATATTAGGCGAAGATGTGCTAAGTCATTTTGACGCATCATATCCCGTTGAAATGTATTTGACGAATGTTGATGGATGGGAAGGTGATGGTGAACTGTTTTCTAAATTCGGCATTCAAGTAACTCACCAAGCAACGTTTGTTGTATCAAAGCGCAGATGGGAAGATGTTGTAGGAAGCAATACAGGATTGCAATTGTTACATCGTCCTGCCGAAGGAGATTTAATTTATTTCCCTATGACGAATAGTGTATTTGAAATTAAATTTGTTCAACACTTGGACCCATTTTATCAACTAGGAAAGTTTCATATTTTCAGTATGCAATGTGAATTGTTTCAATCAAGCTCAGAAACATTTGATACGGGCATTGGTGCTTTGGATAATTCAGAAACACAAGATGCCTTCACCTATCAAGTGTTGTTGGAAAATGGTAGTTATTTACTAACAGAAGATGGCTTCAGTGTCATTCAGGAAGCGTATGGCACATCGGCATCGGTCCCATTCAGTGATAACGCAGAATTCAGAACATCAGAGAGTGACATCCTGGATTTCTCAACACACAATCCTTTTGGTGAAATATAATGTTCAAAGAAAAACATTTTTATCACCAACATGTTCGTCGAGCAATCATTGCTTTTGGAACGTTATTCAATAACATTCAAGTTCGTCGGTTGAATAATGATGGTGAGGTTGTGCAAAGTTTGTTTGTTCCATTGAGTTATGCACCCAAGCAAAAGTTCATTGACCGTATACGTGAAGTTCCAGAAATAGATGCCAATCGCCAGCCCTTTGCAATCACGTTGCCAAGAATTGGATTTGAAATTACAAATTTTTCCTATGATGCATCACGAAAGTTGGCACTCACGCAAAACATACGGTCCATTAATACTGATACCAGTGTTGTGAGACATGCCTATACATCGACACCATACAACATGAATATCAGTATGAGTGTGTTTGCCAAGAATCAAGATGATGGATTGCAAATTGTTGAACAAATATTTCCATTCTTTAATCCTGATTTCAGTATCACCGTGAATGAAATCCCTGAATTGGGCATCAAGCGTGACTTGCAAATCATTTTGGACAGTGTGAATTACAATGATGAATATGAGGGAGGATTTGACAAACGATTAACCATTATATGGGATTTCAATTTCACTGTGAAGTTGAACTTCTATGGATATGTTGACAATGCAACTCTCATTAAAGAAACGATACAAAATTTGTATATTGATAACACACTCGCAGTTGGAACTGTGCCTGTGAACACGGAAGTTGGAACTAAAATAACAACAACAATAAGTCCAACCGACGCACTTCCCACAGATGCTTACAATTATATTACAGATTTTGATACAATATATCAAGGTGAATAACCATGTCGTTAGATGAAAAATTCAATGTTGTTCCTGTTATCCCAAGTGAAGTGTTTCCTGTGGCAATTCCGAGTATAGAAGATGATGCTCAACATGCGCGTGAAACGTTACATAATTTGATAAGTAAAGGCAATGAAGCGGTGGATGGGATTTTACATATTGCCAAGAACAGTGACCATCCTCGTGCCTATGAAGTTGTGGGACAATTAATTAAAACGGTGAGTGATGTTGCCAAAGATTTACTTGAAGTTCAGAAAAGAAAGAAGGAGTTGGAAAAGATTGACGCCCCAAAGATACAAACACAGAACAACTTGTTTGTAGGGTCAACATCGGAATTACTGAAGGCAATGAAATCTCAGATTCCGACAGGGGAATCCATTGATGTAATAGCATGACGGAAAATTCATATCATGGCAATCCCAATCTTAAAACAGTAGGGCATCAACACGAATTCACAGCACAACAAATTCAAGAAATCGTGAAGTGCCAAGCAGACCCTGTGTATTTCATTGAACAATATTGTTATATCGTGTCGTTGGACAAAGGGTTGGTGAAGTTTCAATTATATGAATGTCAAAAGAAAAAAGTTAATGTCATTCTGAATAACAGAAAAGTTGTACTCATGGAAGGGCGGCAACAGGGCAAAACGGTTACTGCTGCTGCATGCATTCTATGGTATACTCTGTTTCAAGAAAATAAGACTGTGGCAATTCTTGCCAATAAAGGTAGTGCTGCTCGGGAAGTCTTGGATAGATATCAAATCATGTATGAGAACATTCCTTTGTGGATGCAACAAGGCGTGAGAACATGGAACAAGGGTAATGTGGAACTAGAGAATGGTAGTAAGGTGTTTACATCAGCAACAACAACGTCAGGTATTCGTGGTAAGTCGGTGAATTGGTTGTACATTGATGAAGCATCCATTATTCCCAACAACGTTGCTGAACAATTCTTTGCATCTGTGTATCCTACAATTTCTGCAGGTGTCACAACAAAAGTGCTTCTGACATCAACCCCGTATGGGTATAATCACTTTTGGAAGTTTTGGAATGAAGCGGAACAAGGGAAAAACGATTTTGTTCATCACTTCATTCCGTATACTGAAATTCCAGGAAGAGATGAAGCCTGGGCGGAAGAACAACTTCGAATACTTGGAGAAGTGAAGTTTAACCAAGAAGTTCTCTGTCAATTTTTGGGGTCAAGTAACACGTTGATTAATGGCAAAACATTGGGGTATATGAGTAGCCAGGACCCGGAATATCACAGTGAAATGGGATTGGATTTATATGAAAATCCGGAACTAGGAAAGAACTATATAATAACAGTAGATGTAGCGCGAGGTGTTGGGGGCGATTATTCTGCGTTCACGATTGTTGATGTGACATCAATGCCTTACAAGTTGGTGGGCAAGTTTCGTAACAACACCATTGCACCGATGCTATTCCCTGATGTGATTTTCAAGGCAGCAAAAGATTACAACAATGCCTATGTGTTAATTGAAACAAACGACATTGGTGGGCAAATCGCCGACATTTTACATAGTGAGTTGGAATATGAAAACATTCTGTCTACAATATCAGAGAATGGGAGAACGTATATTAGCCCAGGATTCAGTAAAACAACAACGTTGGGTGTAAGAACCACGAAGTCTGTGAAGCGCCAAGGATGTTTTGCCATTAAGAGTTTACTTGAGGAGAAAAAACTAAATATCTTTGATGCTGAAACCATTCACGAATTCTCCACATTCATTGAAAAGAATGGTAGTTACACAGCAGACGAAGGATATCATGACGATTTGGTCATGACAATGGTGTTGTTTGGGTGGTTGACATCCAACCAGTATTTTCAAGAACTCACAGATGTCAATGTTCGTGAGAAGATATATAAACAACAAATGCTTCAAATTGAAGATGAACTGACCCCCTTTGGTGTCATTGACACGGGAGACAAGGAAGAAGTTTGGCTTGCAGGCAATACCGTGTGGTCAACCGACCCAAAACTGCTTTGGAAAGACATTATCGGAGAGTAAAGAGTTATAAAAGTATAAATATTATAAACCTTAGAAACACACTGTTTTTTATATAAACGTTTGAAATGACAGGACAATACGGTTTTAAAAATCATTTACAGGAGAGAATAACATGGCATTTCAATTATCACCGGGTGTACTTGTTGTTGAAAAGGACCTAACGAATGTTGTGCCCGCAGTCGCCACATCAATTGGTGGCTTTGCTGGCGCATTTCAATGGGGTCCTGTTCTCGACGCGGTAACCATTAGCTCGGAATTAGAATTAGTAAAAACATTCGGTAAACCCAATACAACAACGGCTGGGAGTTTCTTTGCAGCTGCCAACTTCCTAAGCTATTCAAACAACTTAAAGGTTGTGCGTGCAGTAGGTACTGCGGCAAGGAATGCGTCAACCGTTAAGGGTGCTACTGGTACAGCATTA